GGCAAATGCGACCCACGTTCCTTTCTATGTATGTCACAGCGGGAAAAGATGGCCATTGGGTCGTTATATTAGAGATAAAGTATCGGAGTACGCAGGAGGGTTAGAACTTGAAAAAGCGCCGCAGGACCAGAGAGTGCATAGCTTGTCAGAGGCTATATATGCTGATCCAGAGGTTGCGCCGAAGCAGAAAAGCTGGACGTTACGCGAGAGGCTCATCGCGCCGCGGTATCATAAGACAAAGGCGATGAAAAAGAAACTTGATAAAAAGAGACGGGAACAAGCGCTATGAAAAGAGCGAAATTTTCACTGAGTAACTACAAACTGCTTTCGATGGATTTAGGCGAGTTGGTGCCTTGTGGATTAACCGAAGTGTTGCCTGGAGACACTATCCAACAAGCATCTTCGGTGCTAGTACGGTTAGCACCTCTAGTCGCTCCTGTGATGCACCCACTTCATGTAAGGATACATCACTTCTATGTGCCTAATAGGCTTATATGGGAAGACTTTGAGGACTTCATAACAGGAGGTCCAGATGGAAATGATTCGTCAGTTTATCCAACGATCACAACACCCGCTAGTACCGGTTTTGCTACTGGGAGCCTTGCTGACTACCTCGGCGTTCCCCCAGGAGTGGCAGATGCTGAAGTCAGTGCTTTACCCTTCAGAGCATACAACTTCATCTTCAACGAATACTTCCGAGACCAAGACCTTGTCGACCCCGTCACGTTTAGCACCGCCTCCGGTGCCGATACCACAACAGAAACCGATCTCCTCGTCGTCCCCTGGCAACGGGATTACTTCACTATTGCAAGACCTTGGGAACAAAAAGGTCCAGCTATTACGCTTCCTCTTGGGACTCGAGCACCAGTCAGAGGGATCGGCAAAGTTAACCAAACCTGGAGTGACACCGACCAGGATGTCTACGAGACAGACGGAAGTTCAACAGTAACGTACGACAAAAACCAATACATTGATGACGGCGTTGGAAGCGATCAAACATTTAGGGTAGAGGAGGACCCGAATAACGCAGGTTATCCGAATATTTGGGCGGATCTTTCCAACGCCAGTGCAGCGAACGTAAATGATTTAAGAGAAGCGTTCGCACTTCAACGGTATGAAGAAGCTAGGGCACGTTATGGATCGCGTTACACTGAATATTTACGATACCTCGGAGTCAAATCATCGGATGCTCGGCTCGATAGACCTGAGTATTTTGGAGGCGGTAGACAAACTATCCAGTTTTCTGAAGTACTTGCGACAGCAGAAGGGGCTAGTACTAACGTCGGAGATCTTAAGGGACACGGTATCGGCGCTATGCGTAGTAATAGATATAGACGGTTCATCGAAGAACATGGTTGGATCGTATCGCTTATATCTACACGTCCGAAGACCATTTACGCAGACGGGTTGCAACGCCATTGGAATAGGAGAACTAAGGAGGATTTCCACCAGAAAGAGTTGGAACATATAGGTCAACAAGAAATACTGAATAAAGAGGTAAGGTTGGCTCATGCGGATCCTGATGATGTGTTTGGTTACGGTGATCGTTACGACGAATATCGGCATCAGTGGAGTAGCATTGCTGGAGAGTTTCGAGATACACTCAACTACTGGCATCTTGCTAGGGACTTTGATAGCGATCCTGCTCTCAACAGTGATTTCATTGATTGTGTGCCTGACGATAGAATATTCGCAGACGGAAACAGCGACACCGTTTATTGCATGGTTAATCACTCAATTCAGGCAAGGCGAAACCTGTCAAGAGTAGCGAACTCGTACATCCGCTAAAGGAGGCACTAATGCGGGAAAGAAGAAGGGAACGTTTATATGGGCATGAAGGTAAGGGAGCGCGAGTATCCTCTGACCCTGTCCACGTCACCGTTAAAGCAACGGCAGATCGCGGTTTACGAGGGCAAATTGCAGACGGTATCCAGCAACACAAACTTGCTCAGTTACTCGCGGACGAAATGGAATATATCGAAAGTCCTGAAGAAAGTGATGACTTCGCCATTGGCGATGATTACATACATGAGGATAACTTCGATTCGGATCTTGACCCACCGGAAGAAGCGACTCAGCCTCTTGATGAGTTGGACATGCGTTTGGCTAGCTCTTTACGCAGAGTTTTGGCACAAATAGGGATCGACTTCCCCGAGCCGAGTGCCCCAGGCAAAAAGGGGGAGAAGGAGGGGGACAAAGCCGCCAGCGAAAAGTCCCCCTCCGACGCTGATGGGGATTAATCGCGGAGCCGGCACATAGTTTCCCCGCGGTGCCGGCATAGCGATTAATCGTGGTGAGGCCCTCGCAACCGCACACGTGAAAAGTTGACAGTAACGGGTAGGGGGGCTCTTAAGGGGGGAAGGGCAGAGCCTTTCCCCCCGACGACTTTTCAGATTGCACAGTCCTATACTTGATATGGACTGTGCTTAGTCATAGAAAAGGAGTAGACATGGCTAGACGTGGCGGCAGATCCTCGCGAAAAAACAGAAGTATAATTTCGAGCGCGATGTCGTCACCCATCGCTAGACGAAGTCTGCTCCGAAATCCAATCCCATTTACAAATTACGAGGATCAACGACAATGGACGCCAAGAGCTATAGGCCCAATCAGCCGACTACCAAAGAATTACGCGAGCTCGTCAAGGAAGGCCAAGAGAATTTCTTCGCCGAAATGGAGGCCGGGTTACAGCGTGAGTTTTGCCGAGCCACGAAACGTTTTTATTTGCGTCCGAAGGAAGCGTCGCCGGGAAGTGTTATTTATGATGCGGAAGGCAGGGAAATCGGGCGTTGGACGTAAGAAGAAGAAGCGGAACTTTTGGAGCCAGGTTAGATGTTAAATTTCTTAGCGCCGCTAGCAGGCGGATTGGTTAGTAACTTCTTCGGGAACAAGGCGGCAAAACGGAGTGAGCGGCATGCACATACCATGTTTGACCGAAATGCTGCACTACAGCGTGAGTTTGCTCAGAGCGGTATTCAGTGGAAGGTATCGGACGCTAAAAAGGCTGGTATACATCCTCTTGTTGCTATGGGAGCGCAGACGCATAGTGCTTCGCCTGTTGCGCTCGGTGCTGATCACAGCGGTATTACTGCAGGCGGTCAGGATATTTCTCGAGCTATACAGACGGCTGCAAATGCTCCGTCAAAAAGACGCCAACTTTATACGGCAAAGGTGATGGAGTTAGACCTGAGAAATAGGGAACTCCAAAATGACCTCCTCGCAAGTCAAATCGCCAAAAATACACAAGCCGGACAGATCCCACGAACGGGCATTTCTGACGGCCCAATGCTTGTTGATGGACAGCCAGATGCTGGTGGACTACCTCTCCCCGGCGGAAGGGTCCTTACCCGACCCATGCGACGTGAGGCTTCTCATTCGACAAATAAATTCCAGGAAGCGGGAGCTGTCACAGATATTGGATATGCTCGAACAAAAGGAGGTTACGCCCCGGTCATGTCCCGGGACATCAAAGAAAGGCTAGACGATGATTTACTCGGAGTGCTATGGTGGAATATGCGGAATCGCGTATTACCCGCGATTGGCCTCAACCAAAGAGTACCGCCGGTTGATCCGGGTAAAGGTAAAAGATGGGACTTCCACGCACTTAAAGGTATCTACCGCAGGTTACCGAAAAAGAAGCGGACTTTATATGGTGTCCCTAGTCGCTACTATAGAGGATGGAGATAGATGCCACGTTTTAGAAGATATAGAAGCCGCATTCGACGTAGAGGACGCGCCGGGCGACGATCGTTCGGAATTAGACGAAGATTTCGCAGACGTTCGCGCATGGGACGAAGGCGACAAAGAATAGGCTACCGTTTCTAATGCAGTGTGGTTACCCGATAATACTTGAAAAAGGCCGCGCCGTAAGGTGCGGCCAATGTGTTGGTTGTAGGATACAAAAAAGAAAAGAGTGGACAAACCGGATAGTGCTAGAAAGTTCCTTGTATTCAGACAATACTTTTGTTACATTAACGTACGATGAAGAACACTGCCCAGTTGGCGTTAGTAAACAGCGTTTACAGAAGTTCATAATGGATCTTAGAGCAAGGATACAATACAGTGCACAAAAACATAAAACAGAGCCACGCAAAATCCGGTATTTCGGTGTTGGTGAATATGGCGGCGAAAGCTTGCGCCCACATTACCATGTTATGCTGTTTAATTACCCTAATTGTGTTAATGGCCGTTCCCGCTACACAAAACGAGATACCGAGTGTTGCCAAATATGTACTGGTTTACGTCGTGTATGGGGAGCCGGAAATGTGTACCTCGGAGAGGTGTCGGTACAAAGTGCGGCTTATGTAGGCGGTTATGTTGTTAAAGGATGGACACAAACAACACCTGTGGAAGGGTTGGAACCTGAGTTCACGATCAAGTCAAATCGTCCAGGAATTGGTCATGACTTTTGCTGGGAGCTGGCGTCGAGCTTACTTCAGGCAAATGCGACCCACGTTCCTTTCTATGTATGTCACAGCGGGAAAAGATGGCCATTGGGTCGTTATATTAGAGATAAAGTATCGGAGTACGCAGGAGG